GTTGCGCCCGGCCAGGACATCAAAGAAATTGAAATGACCGTCGATGTAGAGACAAAAATGCTTGATGTTATCCGGCAGCGGCAAAAAAACAAAAAGGAACTAATCAAGATTGCCATACAGCAGACGACCGGCGCGGAAAAGATGTGGATTTTAAAATTACTGGCGTTTTTCAGCATTAAGATTTAAGAAAATCAAAAAATGTAAGGGAGGAATACGACATGACAGTTAAAAAACAGGACGATTTATTCGGTAAAAAACCGGAGCCGGGCAAAACAGCACCACCCGCACCGCCGGCAGAGCCGGCAAAGCAGCCGGAAGTAATACCGCCGCAGACAGTAGCGGCATCAGCGGCAGAAGTAGCGCTTGTAGTTGCGCCCGGCCAGGACATCAAAGAAATTGAAATGACCGTCGATGTAGAGACAAAAATGCTTGATGTTATCCGGCAGCGGCAAAAAAACAAAAAGGAACTAATCAAGATTGCCATACAGCAGACGAACGAAGAGGACTGGGTTCTCCAGGGCGGTAAGCCTTATTTGGAAATCACCGGCGCGGAAAAGATAGCGCCGATATTTGGGGTCAGGATAACAGGCATTGTTAGGACAGTAGAGGACGGCGTGGACGTTGACGGCGAGCACGTCGGAATGAAATGGAAAAGATTTCGCCACGAGGGAACGGGACAGATAGCAGTCGGAAACAGAGTTGTGTATGAACTGCAGGCATTGTTCGGTTCATCCTGGACAAAGGATGATTTTTTTGGAAAGACTAAGGAAACATTTAAACCAATGGCAGACATTGACATGCGCGACCTTGAATATAAATCATATTCAGACCTCATGCGTGTGGCGGTTGTCAGGCTCGTGGGATTAAGGTCCGTAACGGTCGAAGAACTCACAATTGCCGGTTTGAATATTGAAAAAATCAAAGACGTACAACGCGGCGCCACTGTGTCAGCAGAAGACGCGGCAAAGCAGGAAGAACTCTTGAAAGTAGTCAAGGGCCTTGTAGGCACTGATGACGCGAAGGTCAAGGCAGCGGTTAAAAATTTTTCTGGTTTTACAAAAGACGGCAGGGAAATTTTTAAAGAAAACGCCACACAGCTCACCGGCAAGTGGCTCGAGAATACGCTGAACAAGGCAAAGGCGGAAGCGGCAAATACGGACCGTGAAGGGGGCGGTGGCAGATGATCGACATAATCGGCAAGCTCGACGCATACACGGAAACGCAGATCACCGTCTTTCCCTGCCATACGAACAGAGCCAGTTCTATCGGCGCGGCGTGTGAGCGTATGCTCGTGTACTACCGCACAGCCTGGGAGCAGCAGCGGAAACCGTCTGTAGGACTTCAGCGCATATTCAACCTCGGAAATGAAATCGAAAAAATAGAGACGATACGCCTCATGCAGGCTGGCGTGCGGATTTCAAGGACACAGGAACCACTGAACATCCCCGAGCACCAGCTGACCGGGCATCCGGACGGGTTCGTCATGGACGACGAGACCGGCGAACAGTTTCCTTACGACATTAAGTCAATGTCTCCGTTCGTGTTTGTGAAAATCAACGAGCCGGAGGATTTTGTGAAGTTCTCTTGGACAAAGAAGTACATCGCCCAGCTGATGATTTACATGCACGCCTCGCAAAAAGCGAAAGGCGTGTTTATCATGGTTAACAAATCGAGCGGCGAGGAAAGGGTTGTCTGGATAGATTATGATCCGGCGCTTATCGCAGAGATATTTGAAAAAGCCGACAGAATCAACGCGCACGTGAAGGCTAAGACACTGCCGGACCGCATAGGCTACTGCGACGAGTGCTCGGAGTACTGCCCGTTTCAAATGCTCTGCCTGCCGGACGTGGAATTCAAGTCTCCGGAGTTTGTCGTGGATGCGGAATTGACGGCCATGATCACACGCTGGCAGGTACTGAAGCCGGCCGCGAAAGAATGCGAGGCGCTTGAGGCCGAAATAAAAGACGAGCGCATAAAGCCGCGGCTCGCGCCCGGCACGGTCGGAGAAAAGAAAACCATGTTTATCGGCCCCGTGGAAGTTAACTTTGCCTGGACCGTAAAAAAACCTTACGAAGTTAAGGGCACAGCATACTGGACAATCAAAATGGACGCAGGGGGTGGCAAGTAATGTCTGAAAATATTAAGAAGCCTACCACCGACAAGGAATATAAAACATACCAGGAAAAGGTCTGCGTGAATTGTGCCAATCAGTTCGATTTAAAACGCGGTATTTTTACAAAGGGCTGTATGCCCTTGGATATGTACGCAATGGTTGGAGGCCCTGACCAGATGATTAAAGATGACGGCACGTGTCTATTTTTTAAGCCAAAGGGAGAAGGACAATGAAAATCGTAAATATCAACATCGAGAACATCAAGAAGATCAAGGTCGTTGACATCACGCCCGGCAAGGACGGCGTGGTGATTATCGAGGGAAAGAATGCACAGGGCAAGTCCTCGATCATGGACAGTATCGGCATGTTGATCGGTGGGCAAAGGTGGATACCTGAGGATCCCGTGCGACACGGCGAGGAAAAAGGGATTATTAAAGCGGAACTGGCTGAAGGCACAGAGGGCGTAATAGTAAGACGCACCTTTAAAAAAGACGGCAGTTCCGCGCTGGAAATCAAGACAAAAGACGGGGAAAAGGTACGATCTCCCCAGGAGTGGCTAAATGAACGCCTCAAGGAGGCTACGCTGGACCCGTCCGTGTTTATCAGGCTGCGTCCGGTCGAGCGCGTGGAAGAACTGAAAAAGATACCCGGACTTGATTGCACGAAAGAAGACGCGGCCTACATGGTCGAGTACGATAAGCGTACCCTGGTCAACCGCGACTTGGACACGGCAAAGAAGTCTCTCACGGAATACGACGGGCTTGTCGCGCCGAAGGAACTCCGGACCGTCGCGCAGATACAAGCAGAGATAGACAAGATCGAGGAAAAGAACAAAGGAATTCGCGAGGCTAACAAGGTCATCGACGACAAAATGGCAGAGTTTGAAAAACTGAAAGCCGAACATGAACGCGCCGAGGAAAAGAAAGCCGAAAAAAGGCAGGCGTGGGAATCCGCGCTTGAGGATATCGAGGAAGCCGAAGGTGTTATCAAAGAAGCCGAGGAAACAATAAAAAAGCAGAAGGGCAGAATCGAACAGTTCCATACCGACATAGAGGCCAACAAGAAGGACTATGCGGATCTTGAAAAAAGAGCGGAGAAGATAATTAACCAGGCGAAGACAGCGAAAAAAGAAATTGAGCTGTCCATGCGTGTGCCTGAACTGAGCGCCGCGAAGCTGAAAGAGGAACTCGTAGCCGCTGCGGAAGTAACTGGCACAAATGAAAAGATGGCTCGCAAGTCGAAGCTGGAGGCGTCTATCAAAAATTACGAAGAGGACGTCCTGGACATTGAAACCGTAATGACCGAGATCAAGGAAAACAAAAGGGCAAAGCTCGCGGCCTTTAAACTGCCGGTGGAAGGCCTCGAAGTCGGGGAGAGGGACATTATGTTTTCGGGGATTGCATTTGACAACCTCTCACAGGCCCAGAAGATAAGCGTGTCCATGGCGCTGGCAATCGCGCAGCAGCCTACTCTCCGGATTATCAAAGTGGCCGAGGGTAGCCTGTTCGACGAAAACACGCTGAAACAGGTCATTGACTTCGCGGTCGCAAACGATTTTCAGGTGTGGATTGAGCGTGTAGCCAACACCCCAAGCGGAAATGCGATATTCATCGAGGACGGGGAGGTCATAAAGTGAAAGTATTCTGGCTTGACATGGAGACGTCGGGCGTGGACCCGGTAAAGAACGGGATCCTCACGCTGGACTACAAGGTTGAGATAGACGGCGAGATCAAAGCCAAGGGCAAGATCCTGAACAACCCGGTCGGCAAGCTGATAGAGGACGGCGCCCTGCAGGTGAACGGATTGAAGCGCGAGCAGATAGCCGGATTCCAGTTACCGGCCGCGAACTACGCGGTAATATCCGGGGTACTGAATCAGTTTGTAGACAAATACGACACGTCCGATAAGTTTTATGCGGGCGGTTACAATGTGGGTTTTGATGTGAACTTCCTCAGACAGTTTTTCCTGGACAACGGGGACAAGTACTTCGGAAGCTTCTTTTTCTTTTCGTACATTGACCCCTCAGCACTGATCCCCTTCCTGAGATATAAAGGGATGTTTCCGGACTATCCCGCCCGGCAGCGGCTCTGTGATGTGGCTGAGTATTTTGGGGTGATAAACAAAGAGCAACTGCATGATTCAGAGGCTGATTTAAAAATGACAATGGATGTTTGCGACGTCGTCTGGCGGGAGTTTTTTAAGTGATTGTCCTGGCTGCGGTTGATGCTAAGAATAAGCGGATCGTGTGTATTGTCAGAGGCGATGAGTTAAAGCTGCTTTTTGACGAGATAGAAAAATATACAAAAACAAGGTGTGATTGCGACATTATCGATATAAAACGTATTGTTGCTAAGCAGTTCTTAAAAAGATAAACAGTGAGGTTAAGGCGGGGCGCTACTGCGTGTGTACATGAGCAATACAACCGTAAGACGCAGGGCACGAACAGCGGCTATGTCACGCCCGACATCGTGTCAAAGAATGCCGCAGAGGTCCTTGGATGAACAGAGCTCGCTCAGCGCTCTGAGGGCCTCGCTTTAACCTCACTCAAAAACGACGCGAAGCGTCAGCCGGCAATGGCGAACGTAACGTAGCGCGGCCCGGCTGGCCTCGCGTCCTAAAGCCCGCTGGACAATAAAGGCTCAGGTACGCGGCAGGAGCGGGCGGCTTCGCCGGGTTGCGTAAGCCGCAGGAAAGGAGCGTTATGGCTGAGGCAGTGAAAATGGATTTTGAAGTCGAGAACAGAGACCCGTTTGACGTGTGGTTTATGGGCACACGCGGCCGGCTGAAAGAACTGGCGGCTATTGTCAATAAAGCCGCTGAACTTGAAAAAATTCAAGGACAGCCGGCAATGCCGAGAAACGCGGCCGAGCACGTGGTCGAGTTGCTCAATGTCCTATCGTCAAACAAGCTTGAGGTTTGTGAGCATACTATCCGGGCGCGTGAATATTATCAGATTAAGCTTGCGTCACTCACGGCCACAGAATTCGCTTTGAAATGGACCACATCGAAAAAAACTGTTTTTGACTTCGTTGTGAAGTTCGATTTTCAGGAAAAGCGTGTTGTCGAACGATTGGAATCCATGCTCTTGACCATAGAATCCAGGGCCATTATCGGCCAGTCTATACTGAAATACTTGCATGAATAAAATCACATACTCCGGAGCGGGGCCACAAATGCCTGCGTCCTGCGGGCAACCCCCTTATTCCCGCTCCGGGTATGTGGCCCAAGTGAAAAACATTTGAATAACAAAAAACGAGGCGAAAATGGAGCACTTTAAAATGTTCACAAAAAAGGACGGAATGATCTTTCTGTTGTTGTCCAAGTTCGGGAGTGACGGGTATGTAGTTTATTACGAGACGGTCCGGATGCTGGCTGAGGGTAATTATTTTTTTAAGCCGCTGACCATAAATCTAGCATTTCTCGCACATGAACTTGTTTCTGTTTCTCAGGAAAGAGTAATTGAAGTCTATCGCTGGCTTGTCACGCAGAAATCAGCTGACGGCACTCCTAAATTGATTTTAACGGAAGATACTGAAAGCGGGCAAATAAGTATCCTGATTCCAAAATTAGAAGAACTGAATCGCGAATTCGCACGTAAAAATGCTGATATTTTGCGCGATCAGAAAGTAGCATCCGATAGGATCCATGAGCCGCGTAAACCCGTCCCTCCAGGCTATGATCCCGAGGCGGATATGAACGTATGGAATGAAATAAAATTTGATGAAAAAGGAAAAAACATCACGTGGCGTACAGCTATAAAAAAACTTAGCGACGATCGCAGGAGTAAGTTAAAAGTCAGACACGGAGTTGACCCGGATTTTAATATGCCGGCGCTTATGGCCGCAGCGGATGCCTCTGGGCATTTTCTTAAGACTGGGAAGTGGTTTACGTTCGACTGGATAATCAAGAACGATACGAACTGGCGAAAACTGCTTGAAGGCAATTACAGGGATAATGAAAATCCAACAGGAGAAAAAACAAAGCCTGAATTTATGGGGAAGGTGGTGGAATGAATATGCTTGAAGACAAAGAGATAGACGCCCTGCCGGGAACGAATGAATTTAAAAAGGCTGTCAAGGAATTCCAGGCAAGGGAAGCGGACGAGATCCCGCGGGCGTTCGGGCAGCTTGACCCGTTTGAAGAGGAATACAAATACCGGATATATCTTGAAAAATTCGGAGCAGATGTCAATAAGCACATGACCCCCGCACAGATAACAAAAGCTGACGCGCAGCTGTCGGCGGTTAATAAAGCCAGGGCCGATGAAAAAGAGAAGTACGAGGCCTTGGAGTGGGAACGGAAGCTCATGGCGGCGAACGTGGCCGAGATGCACAGAGGGTGCACTTTCGACAGCTATGAGATAACAGACGAGAAACAACGGAGGTATGTCGAACAGTTGAAAACGGATAAAAAAAACTGGTTTATATTTTGTGGTAAGACCGGCACGGGCAAGAACCACCTGGCGGCCGCTGTGATCCGGGAGCGGCTCGCCGCCGGTCAGTCAGCCGTGCTTTGGAAAACAAAACGGCTCATGGATGAACAGATATCCATGTCTGCGGTTGAAAAAGTACAGAAACTCCGCGATCTCGAAGCAGTGGACCTGCTCATACTGAATGAGCTGGGTAGGACATCGGAAAAGAAGTTTTTTCAGGACACTATATTTGACTTGCTCGATGAGAGACACGAGAACAACAAGCAGACAATCCTCATGACGAACCTGACGATAGACGAGCTGTTACAGTTATTCACTCCGAAGTACGCGTCAGGTAAAGATGACACATCAATACAGCGCAGACTGCAACGCTCGTATATTTTTGAGTTCGACTGGGCCGCGTGGGTTCCGCGTGGAACGGCGCCGAGTTTGTTTCCTGTGGAGGGCAAAAAATGAGTTATTGCGAAGACTGTGGCACAAAATTAAGCAATGGTTTGTGTCCTAACTGCCAAGAGGAAGCGGTAATAATAGAGCGTTTCGCAGGAGAGGGAAATACTTTTTCAAATGAATTTTTACAAAAAGCCGCAGAACAAGAAAATAGCAGGAGGAAAACATGAAGGAAATTAAGTTTGTTTATTACGGCGAGCCGGTCGCGAAAGGGCGTCCAAAGTTTTTCAGGGCAAAGGCCGGATATGTCGGCACGTACACGCCAAAGAAGACCGCAGCAGCTGAGGAAGATTTTAAATCACAGGCCATAAAATTCAGCCCGAAGACGCTCATAACCGGAGAGATATCGCTCGATGTCGGTTTTTACCGTGGGCTAAAAAAGAGCATGTCGAAGCGGGCAAAGATAGACGCGCTCGACGGCCGGCTGAATCCTACAACGCGGCCGGACATCGATAACAACGTCAAGCTCGTCTGCGATTCCATGAATGGGCTGTTCTGGCAGGACGATGCACAGATAGTGTCGTTGACCATGAAAAAGAGATACAGCGACACACCGAGAATAGAAATATCAATGACGTACGAAGAGAAAGGAGAAAAATAACATGACAAAAAAAAACAAGCAGGAAGTTTTACCAGGACTGCCGGACCCGAACGGGAAAGTGATAGGGCACACCGATGTTGTTGTATCAGTGCCGGAAGTAATCCATGATGTCGAAATACGCGAGCTTGAAGACGGCAATCTGCGGATAATGAATTCTGACGCCATGGGCACAGGCGAGAACATGGAAGACGCGATAAAAGCGTTTAAGAAAAACTGGAAATTAGAATAAAAAAAAGGAGCAGCATAAATGAAACACAGTCATTACCACGGGATGTTTCAAAAAGAGGAAGAGGCCAAGGAAGCGGCTCGAGTTAAGTTATTTGTGATTGTCCTGCTGGTAGTGACCGCTATTATTTTAATTATCAGGGGGTGCGCGTTCGCGTACTCAAAAGCGTTACAGGAAAACGAATATTTAAAAGGCGCGTTCTCAAAGTACACAGTCGCGAACGGAAAGAATGTCGGCAAGCTAAGGGCAATAAACCATGAGTACGAATTTGTAAGCAAGGAACTGGGTGTGCCGGTTGAGCTTTTAAACGCGGTGCAGATACACGAGAACCTCGGAACGGGCATTAAAGACCATGACCCCAGAGAGTGGCAGGAATGACCCTGCGCTGAGGGCCGAGTATGTAAAGCGGCTGGGGGCGCGGTACTGCTTTTGGAACCGGCGGTCATGGAGCGAGTCGGTAGAGACGCTTTGCGAAAAGCAGAAAGAAGGTGTGAAGTGAACAAAATAATAAAGATTGATGAAGATTTAAGAAAGGAAATAAAAATCAAATGTTTGGAGGAAGACGTGGCAGATAAAAAACTGTCAAACGAAATAAAGCTAAAGGACATTGCGAAACTGGAGGCCGAACTAGCCGAGGCGAAGGCGGCGATTGACAGGAAGCGGTGAAGCCATGACCGAACGCGAAGAAGTAATATTTAAAAAATACGGCAAACGCAAGAACGCGGGAGCAACGCCGCTGTTTGCGCCGCAGGAACTCGGCTACCGTTGCCCGGAAGGACACGCGAACCTTGAATTTAGTGAATTCAATGACCATATTTGGTGTTACGAATGTGAAAAGGATTTTCACTACGCGAAGGAGTGCGTGCTGATAAAAGATAAGCATAACCCGAAGAACCTGCCGGAACAACCCCGGAGAATAACCGGCATAGACAACTGGACGGAAGACGGCAACGGCTGGAACGAGATACCAAAAGAAAAGTTGGCGAAAGTATGAGCGGCTGTTTTGACAACCACGGAAAGGACGCCGAGCTCGAGCGCAAGGCGGACGCGCTGCTGGAGCCGGAAGAAAAACATTGTGAAGACTGCACGCATTTACAGGAAGGTCTTTACTGCGACCTTTGCCATATTTCGATAACCGGAGGACTCGGCAGCGCGTCATGGATAAAGTCAGCGGTTTTGCTGGAATAGTAACGGGCCGTTGTTTTTATCTTTACGAAGAAACCAAGTGTCAGGTAGAGCCTGAATGTTTGATTTCTGGCATTCCCGTAGTCGCGCAATGGTTGACCGAGAGTAGACTTGAACCATATAAGGTAAAAAAAATAGGATATACAAAGGAGAAAAAATGAGGCAAAGAAATTACGCTTATGCCAAGTTTTTGAAGGAGTTTTTAGTAATTGAAATAGACATGCAAGGAATGAATGCCGAAAATGCAATGAGACAAATGTCAGGAAAATCACTGGCCTATGGAGAAGGCGCGTTCGATTTATTGAAGGGAAAGATAGAAGCAGCGTTCAGGGAATTTGAACTGTCCCCTGCGGATAAGGAGTGTGAAAAGAAATGATCGAACTAACATTTTTTAAAGTAGGGGCTTTAATCGCAGCATGTCTTATGATTGGTTTTTACGCGGGAAGGGGGATGAAATGAAAATATATATCGCCACAAGCTGGAAGAACGCCTTCGCATGCCGAACGCTGGCAGAACTGTTGAGGACGCATGGGCACGAGGTCTATGACTTCACAGACCCGAAAAGCAACGCGCATGTTTTTAGTATGGATGAGTTTTTAAAAAGGGAAACGCTGGCATGGCACGATAAAAAACCGTCCGATATAACTCAAGCAATGCTTGAGGACATGCCGCTCGCGGTGAAAGCGTATGAAAACGATATAGCCGCGGTGGAGTGGTCTGACTGCGTGGTAATGCTTTTGCCGTGCGGCAACTCGGCGCACATGGAAGCCGGGTACGCAAAAGGCGCGGGAAAGTTGCTTTATATCACCGGCACGCAGAACCCGGGCGACTACGATGTAATGCGGCTCATGGCGGACGGAAGGGGCGATTTGGAAGACTTAACTCGGATTTTTAATAATAAAACAGGAGGCTTTGAAATGAAAAAGAACGTGGTGGAAAAGGAAACAGGAAAGGCAGTACCGCCCGCTATGCTGAAGCAGGGCGCGTTTGAAATGCACAAGCTCGAGAATCTTTGTCCGAGCAGCACGAACCCGCGAAAAGTATTTGATGATCAGGGATTGAAGGACCTGGCAGCCAGTATCAAGGACAAGGGAATACTGCAGCCGTTGATTGTAAGACGCGGTTATGACCAGACCGACGAACCCAGCGAATACGAAATAGTGTGCGGCGAGCGCAGGTATCGCGCGGCGCAGCTGGCCGGCCTGAAGGAAGTGCCGGTCATAGTCATGGACCTCACTGATCAGCAGGTGATCGAAATACAGGTGATTGAGAACCTGCAGGCGGAAGCCGGTGACTGCAGCACGTGCCTCAAAAACACCGCGGCGCAGCGGGATTTGTTCGGGGACGAAGGCAACAAAGACCGGTGCACGGACAAAAAATGCTGGGAGAAGAAGAAAGCCGCCCAGGGCGACAGGCTGGTAAAAAAGTACAAGGCTGAAGGGCGGACGATCCTGCAGGGCGCCGAAGCGGAAAGCGCAAACACGGATTACAATCACTTAAAAGGATACGGATCCTCGACGTGGAGGTCGGCCCTTAAAGACACAAAATACCAGCCGGTTCTGGCAATCGACGGGGACGGTCAGATTCAGCAGCTGGTCAGCGTTCCGGACGCGATAAAGTTCGTCCCCAAGGCCAAGCTTGTGGAAGGACACAGTGAGAGCGGAAAGAAAGAACGCTGGGCTAAGATCAGGGAGAAGCAGTTCAACCGCAGGGTAATACTGGAAACGAACATCCGCGCCGGCAGGACCGCAAAAGAAAAGTTCTTGAAGTCAAAACTTATAAACAAGGACAGTTTTGATTTCGTGTTTGACGCGGTGATATCGAATATCAACAGCCATGATCTTGAACTTGCCCTGCTGAACTGCGGGTATTCAGAGAAAGAAGCGGGTGATCCCGGATTAACGTTTGACAAACTGCGCGTGAAAGGGCCCATGCTGAAGAAAGCAGACTTGCTCTGCGAGATACTACTGCAGGGAGCCGAGCCGCCGGATAACGAATACGGCAATGACTGGGATTCATGGGAGAACGGGGATCCGTTTGAGGATGGCGGGAGCTACTATCTGTTCTTGACGCGGCTGGGTATTGACTGGAATGAGATCAAAAAACAGGTTGTCTTAGATCTTAAAGCGGAGGACGCTGAAAAGGTATGTGTAGGCAAGGAGAAGGAAGTTTCCGGTAAAAAGGGAAAAGCGAAGGGGGTTAAAAATGGGAATTGATATTGACGTTGAATGCCTTTGCCCGAAGTGCCGCCTCGACCATGAGGCGGAAGAACAGCTTAACGGAAGGAAGATACCGGTTGTTGTTTCGTCACTATGCAAAGACTGCAAAAACAAATTCGGCTTAGGCCGTGAAAAAGGAGAACCCG